GCTGGAATCCTCTCAATGGTACAACCCGGCAGTGAAACTGCGTTGGGACGTGAAGAATCTCTGTTCGGAGAGGTTGACCGAAAAAGAATATTGCATCGGCAGGAATACGTTGTCGAAACAGTGTGTAACGACCTTGAACGTGAAGGATATTTCGTCCAACCGGTTGTTATTCCGGCTTGTGCCGTCGGAGCGCCGCACAGAAGAGACCGTGTCTTCTTTATTGCCCACCGTGCAGACGCAGGGGTTAAAGGTATGCAACGAAAATGGGAAGACAACATTCTATCCGGTAGGACTGCTTCCGACACCACGTGCCGTGGAAGTGGTGGAACACCCCATGAAAGCTGCTGCGAGAACGAAAGACAGAACGGGTACGAAACTCAACAACCTTTCGTCAGGGGCTGCGTTCGGGCTTCTTCCCACTCCGATGGCGAGCGATGCAACAACCGGAGCGATAATTGGAAAGAACGACCAATTTGTTACGACCAGAAACGGGACTCCGAGGAGAATCAATCAGAACGGACAGAACGGAAGCGTAGGACTTGCGAGAATGGTTCGGTTGCTTCCTACTCCCAATGCCCGGGAAGCGGACAAGTACAGCAAGAAATACAATCCGAACAGTCAAATGGGCACAGCTTTGACAGCAATGGCGGTGAATGGGATGCTCCCTACTCCAGCAGCGAGGGACTATCAACCCTCCGTTTCCCCACAAGCATTGAAAAGAAAAAATGGGAAAATGAGGACGGATGCTCTGTGCAACCTGCCGGTAATGTTAGGAGAGCATCATTCGCAGAACGGTGGAAAAACTTCCCAACTCAATCCCCTGTTTGTAGCCGAGATGATGGGATTTCCACCAGATTGGACGGTATTGCCTTTTCAAAGTGGCGGCAGGAATCGATAAAGGCATATGGCAATGCGATTGTCCCACAAGTAATGTATGAGATATTCCAAGCTATTCAAGAAACTTATAATCAATAATAACCATGGACAATTCAATTTATAAAAAATGCACAGAGTGCGGGCAAACAAAGCATATTTCAGAGTTCAGCAAATCATATCCTAACAGGTGTAAAACTTGTGTAGCAGAACACACGAGACAAATGAGAGCTGCTGAAAAACTTAAAGCTAAAGTAAAGGCTACCGGCGAGGTCATAGATGTTGAACCGTCAGGTACTATGCAGGTTTTATGCGGTTCATTCATAACGAAAGACGGTCGAAGAATGCCCGGAACAGCACTTGAATTTGAAAAAGCCATAGACTGGGAACAACGCAGATACGAGATTGCGAAAGAGATAATGAAAGGATTTTCAGCCAATTCACATAATCAGTGTGTGGATGCAAGTAGCGAAACGTTAGCCCAGTGGAGCATTAGCGGTGCTGATGCTCTTATTGCAGAATTGAAGAAAGGAGGTAAAGGATGAAAGTAATAGTTTCATTCAGTGGTGGCAAAGATAGTCTTGCATCACTTCTTTGGGTGCGTAATAACCTAACAAAAGATTTTATTACAGTATTTTGTGATACAGGTTGGGAACACCCATTGACCTATAAATATATCGAAGAAGTACAGGAACAACTTGGCTTAAATCTCATTACCGTCAAGTCAAAGAAGTTTAACGGTATGGTAGATTTGACAAAAAAGAAATCACGCTGGCCATCCTCGCAACGGAGATTCTGCACATCTGAATTGAAAACCATTCCGATGATTGACTACATACTCGATGAAGTAAACGATGATGTTCTGATTATACAAGGAATACGTGCTGCCGAGAGTGCCAAGCGTGCCGAAATGTCCAAGCAATGTACGTACTTCAAGTATTATGTGCAGCCATACGGTAAGGATAAGAATGGTAAGGACAAGTACCACACCTATCGTCGCAAAGATGTATTGGCATTTCGAAAGAAATATGCTGATGACCTATTGCGTCCGGTATTCGATTGGTCGGCACAACAAGTGATTGACTATATACTTGAAAATGGAATACAGCCTAATCCTCTCTACCGAATGGGCTACAAACGTGTTGGTTGCTTTCCTTGCGTGATGGCTTCACAACAAGACATTTACAATATCAGCGTACAAGAGCCAGAAAGGATAAGCTACATTGCAGGTCTCGAACAACAGTTCAACAGCAGTTTTTTCGGTCCTGATAAAATTTCATCTAAGTATTATAAGGGTGAATATCCTCTAATCAGCGATGTTGTTCGTTATGTACAAAGTAAACGTGCAGGTGGTTCTCTGTTCGACGATGATGTGGCAACAAGTTGTATGAGCTACTATGGGCTTTGTGAATAAAAAAGGAATGGTATGGCAAATATAAAAGACAATAAAAAAGGATTCAAGGTAATCCAAATAAGTAGGAAAGAACTTGTAGAGGAATTAGGACAATATGGTGCAATAGGAATTTGTGACTACTGCAACGAAACTGCATCTACAGGCTATTACATAGCTGTGCTAAATCAATGGTTTTGCCCGAAATGCTATCAAGCATGGTATCATCGCGCTACTTATTATCCGGAAGATGCAAAGGTAGAAAACAGAAATTTTGAATTTTACAAAAATATTTTTGGATTATGACAAAAATAAAACTGAATTGGGCATACGCCAAAGGCGAATTAGATACTGATACATTGAAACTTATTTGCCTACCAGCACGAGGCAAACGCTTATTTGGTGCGGATGAATTGGATGCGGAACTTTGTATAAAGGACGGTATGAATTACCAAATAGCAGAAATCCACTTGGGTGATGTGGAAAGCTCAAATATTCTTTGTGAAGAGATCGCAAGGCGTTGGAATGAGCATGAAGAATGGCACGAATGCAAAGAGGACACGGAAGACGTGCCACCAATTGGAACATATTGCATTTTAAGGGTAGAATATCTATGCTGTAGTAACAAATGGAAAGTAGATTACTTGACAGCTTATTACAATAAATACGGGTGGACGGAAGATTATTTAGACCAAATAACCTGCAACTACAAGGACTACAAGATAACCCATTGGAAACCGATAAACAAACCGAAAGGAGTTGAAGAATGAAAAAAAACATCAAGGAGGCAATAAAGGAACATCTTTATGCAAATGAGTTTGCAGCAGACCCGAACAATCCGGGGTTTGTGGATAGATTTATTGAACACACTAAAGCTGCGGAATGGGGTGCAAACTGGCGCATCAATAGCGTGTGGCATGATGCAAAAGAATGTCCGGAAAGGAAAAGAAATTATCTTGCTCAATGCAAAAATGGTAGATTTAACGTAATCCCTGATTCGATGAATTGGGATAACTTTTACAAAAAAGCAGAAATTATCCGTTGGGCATACATCGAAGATTTACTACCTAATATGGAGGATTAAATCATGAAACCTATATTGAACACTGAAGACATTAGGAAATTAAAGACTGATGAACGCTTAATTGAATGTTCTTGCGGCAAAGTGAATTATTATAGATTCCTATGTTTCCACCCACGAAACACGAATTATGTAATTCTATTGAATCATTGCGAAGAGCCTGAAAGGTTTTTTATTCAAAACCTTATAGACCGGTTCTATACAAATTATACAAGTCGTGATATAATCACTTATCGTAGAGATTACGCCATTAAGAAACTCAAAGAGTTTGAACAAGCGTTGTCTGAATTAGGAGATAAAGATGAGTTATGAGATATGCACTTAGAAATCAAGATAAGATTGCTGCTGCATATAGTTCCGAATACTTGAAAGAGCATATAATCGGAAGCCTTGACAGTTATTTCAATGTTCCAAGAAGTCAAGAAGAGGTTGAGGATTTTATTTACAGTTCGTGTGTTTGTTATAGCACAAATCAAGGTAACTACCCAATCATGCAAATTAATGACATTGCAGACGATAATGCCATGTTGGAATTTGCATGGATAGGAACTCAATATGATGTGATTAAACTTGCCTTTTTAGGCAGAATGAAAGGATAAACCAATGAAAAATGTAACGAAACTCGCTAAAAAGTCCGCAGGGCTTAGCCAAAAATGTTCGATTTGTCCACTTATGCAAAGATGCACTTTAGAAATCCATAGAGCTTGTTTTGACAGCTTTGTAGAGGGTTTCAAGAAAGGGACCAGAGCTGCTGAAAAAGAAATAAACAAGAAATTAAAATCGGAACAAATATGAATAAAAAAGAAGTTATACGAACCGCCAAAGCCTTTAAGAAGATTCTGAAAAAAGGTATTCCTCAAACAGTATGGAAATCCAGCTATTGGGATATTCATGGAAAAAGATACACCGCCTATGAAATAGCTGCACGCTTTTTACGGATGAAAGGCTATAACGTGCGAATTGAGATAGGTGATAATACAGAGAATCCCTC